AGCACTCTGAGTGGTTGCAGTTACGCCATCAGCTAAAATACCAGAAAGCGTTGTAGCTGTAAGAAGGCCAGTGCTTGAGTTGAATGTCAGGTTTGATCCACTCTTAGGTCCAAGGCTACCAGTAGCAGCAGTGGCAAATAATGGAAAGCAGGTTGTGTCTGAAGATTCATCAGCCACCGTCACTGCACTTACCGTGGCAGCACCGCCAGCAGCTATAGCAACAGCACCACTAACATTACCAAAAATTGTGTCTTCTAAATTGGAGAAAGTAATTTTGCCATTACCACTATCGGTGTTGTCCACCATGATAACAAAGTCATCTTGAGCGATGCTTGTTTCAGTGGCTAGTTCATTGAGGTCCAACGCGACAGTAAGCGTTTGGCTGCTAGCTGTAGTGTCCAGACCAGTTGCACCAGCAATAGTAAATGTCTGGCTATCTAGGTCTACTGAGCCACTTCCACTATCTCCGGCAAAGTCTAAATCTTCAGCAGTAATCTGGGTATCAACGTAAGCCTTAATGCTCTGCTGAGTGGCGAGGGATGTAGCAGAGTTAGAGGACATATTATCCTCATCCAATATTGCCACTTCAGCAGGAGCAGCCGCTCCACCAGAGACATTACCAAGAACCTTGTAGTCTGCTAGGTTTTCTATCTTAGCCTTTGTAACATTACTGTCTGCAATTTTAGCAGTGGTCACCGCGCTAGCTGCAATTTTACCAGTAGCAATCCCAAGATCTTTTACAATTATTGCCCCACTAGAAACCTGAGTTGTAGAATCATCTACAGCGCCTGAAGCAAACGTAGCTGCATTAGCTATGTTGTTCAGTTTAGTTGACGTAACCTGATCGCCATCAGCAAATGTGTTTCCTGTTGTAAGTATAGCCATTATTCTGCCTTTTGTAAACTTCTAAACGTAGTAGCTCCCGCTACCTTCAATGCTCTTAATCTGGGTCGTCCCTTTGTTGTCGTTAATTTAAATTGTAAACCGTAGGCCCGTTTGTTGCCAAATCTCCCCCGAAGAGACACATCTTCATCAATAGCAAGCTCTTCCCCGTTTATATTAGCAACCGTTCCGAGATCTATAATAGCATCAATGTTCTCTGTTATTGCTTCCAAATTTGCATCAGAAACATTGTTTTCAGAAGATTGCAGGTGAAGTTCAAAATTATTCCACTTCTTCCGGTCTATAGAACCAACAGTAAACATCCTGCTAATTGCAGAAGCGTTAATCTGAGTGTTGATTGAGGATTGACCAACTTGAACAACGTAATTGTCGGTGTCGTCTGACCTTGATTCATACTTATGAACCCCGCCATTGCGATTCATGCAGTAAACCCCACGCTCGCTACCAGAGCCACCCACTTCTAAATGAGTGTATTCCCAATCATTGTTATTGATAGAGTCTATGGATTCCCACTTCTGGTTAATAAAGTTGTAAATTAAAAGTGCGTTGTTTGTTAAAGATCCATCAAGCGGCACAGCAATGTAGTATCTATTATCAAAATAAACTGAAACAGCTTTATCAATATGGGCCTTGTTAATACGCTGGATAGTTCCCTCAATCGGGGCCGACAGGGGAATATCCTGCCCTCTGAGGTTGTACAAATCCATAAAGTCCAAGGCGTAAACGCCGTTATCAGAAAGGAATATCATCTTATTTCCAATCTGCTGGATAGACTTTCTAGCAGCGCACCCTACCTCGCTAGTGACCAACTGGGAATTTGAACTCCCTAAGTCTAAGCTATTATCAACAATGTGTATGCTATTGCGATTGAAAACAACAAGTTTATCGTCAGAGAAAGAATGAAAACCTACAATAAAATCAGCTGCACCAGCATTAAACCTAAACTGCCCGTAAACCCTGTCATAAGTATCTGCGTCTAGTATATCCGAAAACAACGCCTCATCAACAATATTTCTGTCAGTAATTGTAGCAGACCCAGAAGATCCAGTAATGTCAAATTGGTATGGGACTATCAACCTACGTTGATGCGATACACCGAATGCTGGAGCTGGCATATGACTAAAACCAAGGCCAATAGACGTTTGCTTTTCAACAGTAGCGGTTTTATTTGTAGCATCATCCTTGTCCGTAACAAACGTAAAAACTGTTGAGCTTGTTATGGATCTAACCCTGACAGTATCGCCAACAGAGTAGCCAGAAGATCCAGCAGTAGTCACCGTAAGCTCATCTCCGACCAACAAAGAACTGGTGCTGGATACTGTAGCGGTTGCTATCCCTGACGCAAAATCAAGATCGGTAATTGATAGCGGTGTAGGTTGAGTGTAATCCCCATTAGCAACAAGAGAAAATGTAGTGGTGCTAATGTCTCCGTCCCACTGCATAGCTATTTGGCCCTTACGGAATATGTAAAGTTTGTTAAAAGCCTGTATAACATCAGATCCCTGCGGAACAGTTTCACCAGCAGGATAAGTTAGTTCTACAGTAGTTGCTCCAGAATCGGAAGTCTTAACAAGCACGGTGCTATTAGTCGCAACTATAGCAATGTAAGATTCGGAGTCGTTATTGGGATCAGAAAACTCGCAAGATGCTTCAATAAAATTAACAGCACCATCGTCAATCTTCATTCCAGTTACTGTCATTGTTCCAGTAGGAGTGACTGCCAATCCAGTGACTGTATAAGTAATTGTGTCAGAATCTACTACTGTAGCAGTGAAATTTCCATTAGGATTTATTGTTCCAGTGTAAGATAATCCACTAATATTTACACCAGTGTTATTATTTATTCCATGCGCAGAAGCAAAATTTACAGTGATAACTTCACCCGACCTAGTATAGGAACTAACAGCAGGAATAGATTCATACAAATAAAACGGAACAGTAAAAACAGCAGCAGCAAATGGGGAAGAAAAAATCTCCATACCCTTCCTTGGTTGCCACTCGCCATTCAAATCCATGCGTCCATTATTGGACTCAGTAAGAACCCCGGAGGGCAGTTGGTCTGGCCTAAGCTTGTTGTTGAACCCAGAAAAGCCTTGGTCCAAGTCCTCTACAACTTGATCGTCGGTTGCGCCGTATGTGTCATACCTAGCCATCTAACAGTTCCATGCTCTCCTGCTCCAGTAGTTTGCAGATAGTTTATTGTTCTTGCCCTTTATGCCACTGGATCTAGCGCAATAGCTTTTCTTCCTAGCCGGGTTGTTTTTCTTGATGCTCATGTTGGCATCACCAAAACGGACAATTTTTTCCCTACCACCCTGACACGCCTTAACAACAAACTTCTTCCCGCCAGAAACATCTCTGCGGGGCTTGTTGCACTTCATATTTTTTTTATTTATTGCCACTTCTTACCTTTGCTTTGGGTGTGTTAGCTACAACTGTTTTGCCTTTGGCTCCTGCTCGTTTCTTTTTCTTTGCAGTAGCGGCTCGTTCAGCCTTGGTAAGACTTAATGCCTTACGTCTGGGCAAGCACCTGTCTGGCCTCTTCTTGTTGGCAGAAGTGCCACACTTGCCCTTGATAGATCCATCAGTTCCTATCCGTACCCAGTCTTGCTTTAGCCACTGTTTGAGTTGAGCCACTATCGTCCTTTCCTTTTGCCTCCCTTAGACTTCTTGGCGTAGTTGGGGTCCTTGCAATATTTGGACGCAGCCAAGTTGGCGTAAGCAGAAGGATATGTATCAAACGTCCTTCTGGCCCAAGCCTTGCCTTCTGGGCAAATCTTACCTCCGCTTTTTGCTTTCTTTGCCATTTTTCTTTCCCTTCCTAAGTGCCTTAAAATCAGCCTCGGTAATCTTCTTCCTGGGTGGAGCAACAGCAGCAAGCCGTTTTTGAGCTGGGCTATATTCACTGTACGGCATTATTATTTCCAAGACTTTCTAGCTTTGCTCTGTGCGGTTTTAGACAGTTCTCCGTAATGAAACAATCGCTTGGAAGATTTACCATGCGTTTTTCCAGAATGTAACTGACCATTGGGCATCTTGTGAAGACCACCCTTATGCTCTTTCCCATCCTTGAAATAGTGTTTCACTCCCATTGGCATTATCGCACTCTTCTCCTTCCCATGCAGGTCTTGCACCCACAAGATTTTTTCTTACCTTTTGGCATTATTACGCTTACGCCCCTTGGATTTAGCCTTTGGTTTTTTATATCCGTAAGCCATTATCGCTTTCCTCCTTTTTTCATGGTTTTGCCCATTGGGCATTTTTTGCGTTTTCCGTAGTGCATATTACTCCTTCACGTCTAGGTAGTTCTTGTCTCTTAGTTCAAAATTAACACTACCATAGCTTTTCAATTTTTCTACAGTAGAGCCAATTTCCTCCATGTTTTTTTCTAAATATTGCAGTCTAAGATTTTGTTCGGCATCATCCGGCAACGCTCCTAGTTCCCCTCTAGGCCATTTGATACGGAACTCAGTGTTC